ATCTCGGGATCATGTCAACAGATTGTTAAGCATTTGTAACAATTAACCCTCAATCCCCCGCTAGGTACCGATCGTTACACTCCGTAACAATTCAAAGTACCTCGCGGGGTGCCAACATCATTACGAATTGTTACAAACAGAAGGCACCCCCAAGGGGGGATTTCGTTCCGGCGTTATAGTAATACGACTACAGAAAATTATGTTAAAATTTAGTGGTCATTTAAGACAGACAACTTCCTGTAGTACTTGTCAGCCTTCTTTATAAGCTTCTGTGCCTTCTCTCTAGTGGTACAGCCTTGTACCTTCATGTAAATCTTCAATAATTTGTCAGTTTTTAAAGCAGGGATAGTCTCAGAGCCTCCGCAAGGTGTCTATAGCTACTAGCCACATACACCTGACCTGCAACAACTGCAAGAGTTGCTACAGACCAGAATATGTAGTAGTAACGTTGTTTAATTTGTCGTGGTGGATTAGTGGGTGTGGTCATGTTTGTTATTTAAGATAGCGCCATTTTAACCCTAAGTGATCCCATGTACTGGCTCTACCTGGGACATCGTAAGTTGTACGTTTATTAGGATCGTATTCATCATCTACATCTGTCTTATAATTACCTGTTAAATAGTCTGTGACTGTATTACCTAAGTCTAGAGCTACTGATATTGGTTCTAGTATAGGAATCTCACCTGTAACACCACTCAGAGCAGCTACACCAGCTTGAATATTCCTTCCTTGACCTAGATACCCTGAAGTCTCTAAACCAGAGATCACAGCACCAGCTCCGGGGGCTAGAGCAGCGGCTCGTTTTTTACCAAAACGTTGAACTAAACTAACTAAGCCCTGTTGAACAGGTTTAGATTGTAAAGCTATTGGTACGGTGGATACAGCAGCACCCACATAATTACCAGAGGCAACATTAGCAGCAAGATTCGCGTAAGCATCGGTTCGTCTACCATAAGTACTAAAACCGTCGATATGTTTTAGCACATTATTATTACGAGCATTTTTTCTAGCCCAACTATAATCTTTCTTAGAATGAGCTATAGGACGATCAAATTCAACAGCAGCATCACTATATTGTAGTTTCTTTGTATCTAAATCCGAAGCATATGTAGTACCTTTCATACGGTTATGCTCCCTAGTTAAAAGTTGGAGATTTCGGGGATGATGTAATCCACCTAACTCTAAAGGTTGTATATGATCTACTTCTAGACCAAGATCAGCACCTTTACGGTATATATCCCTCATTTCTAACCATTCAGCTTCATTCATCTGAGGAGTTAACCCTAACTTTACAGCTCTACGGTTAGCTTCTACTACTTTTTTATCACCAGACCTATAAAGCTTATAACCTTTACCGTCATGCTTTAATGAACGTGTAGTATCACCAGATGCTTCAAAGCCATAACCTTTACCGTCATATACAAACGCATTATCTTCAACTCTTATATCTTTAGTTTCATATTTCTTCTTAATATATTTAGTAAACTCATCTTGAACGACTTCATTAGGAACATCGAGGTTAAAACCAGATTTAGTACCTTTAGTTTTGATACGATCTTTATTCTCTGGTACATTCATTACCATAGACTCGTATTCAATACTCTCATACTCTCCTGTTCTTTTGTTTAACTTCTTAGCTCTATGTTTCTGTCCACTTTTACTAAACCAAGGATCTTTCAGAAACTCACGCATATAGTATTTAGCTTTAGTGGGATCATCAGCATTCATTTGATAATCACCAGGAGGTAATACTCTTCTTATCTTATTAAACTTATTCTTAAGTTCAAAGATATCTTTTATCTCTCCTTTACCTGTACCCCTTTTATCTAGAATATCTATTTGAGTTTCAGCAGTAGGATCATAGTCATAAATCATCCTACCATCTTTAAAGGTACCTGTATCTGTATTAACTTCTCTACTAATTTTAATCCAACTCTCTTCTAAAGTTGGTCCATCGTGCCATACCCCTAACCCAAAGTATTCAGTAGGGTCTAGTCCTTGTGCTAAAGCATCAAAGGGGGTGTTCAATGCTTTCTTTATCTCTTGTCGTAGTCCCATCGTGCTGTAGGTAGTGGTAAGTGATATATCCTACTGGTCCTATTATCCTTAATAGTAGTAGAATAAATAATAATTTTTTCATTAGTGCATCGAAACTTCGTCTATGTTCGATATTGAAGAGGAGAGATTTTTATGTCTCTCCTCAAATTTGACCGCTGTTTCCACACACGAGGAGCACCACTTCCCCGTGTATTAATAGTGATTATACCTAAACCCAGGTATAACCACGTTTACCTTTGGTCTGACCTCGTGCTGTTTTACGCTGATTATGGTTCATACCGAGTACCATATGGTTAGCTTCAGCTTGAGGATCATCTATCCAAGCAGCTAGGTGATCTAACCACTCTTCATTCTTTCTTGTCTTTATCTGCTCGGCGGCGCTGAGGGCGAGGGCATCGGTGAACCACTTAACGCCTTGGGCGAGGGCATCAATTCGGTCATCGTGCTTAACGGCGCCTTTTTCCCGGCACATCCGGGAGATTTGGTATCCAAGCATATATTGGAATCGAGATTCACTTGCTGCATCAGCATTCGAGTCATAATCCCATTTAATAACCTTGGGATCAATAACCATCCTGTGCTGATTAAAAACAGGCTCGAGGCTGTCAATAATACGATCTTCTTTCCTGACATTGGCTCTAGTTTCCTCAATAGTAATGTTTGTCTTTGTTTGATTACAATGCTTCCGAAATAATTCAGAAACCATTCCATCACCAAAGTTTGATTCAATTAATAAGGTTCCAGCTTTATATTTCCTACAACGTTTGAGTATTTCAAGTAGAGTATGGTCGCTATAACCGTCTCTAGAAGCCCAAACTTCATGCAGGTATATGAAACCATTCAATTGACTTAAGAAGCACGCTACAGTCTCGTCTGAGCCCCTACCAGAGGGGTCCACGGAGCATATAGTTTCGCTATAGGGAGCCCATTGTCCTTGGACTTGCATTGGGCTGTAAAAATAATCCCCAGGCAGACCCACAGTAGGCAGATCCTTGACGAGATTTTCAGGACTTGAACACCATATAATGTTTTCGGGTGCATTTTCTGGATTTATCGGTGTAACGATGAGATCGGCAAACTTGAGAGGAAACTTTTCAGCATCAGATAGGCTAGTGTCCAGCATAAACTGAAGCATAAAGTTACTCCTACCCATAGCAGACTCACGTTCCAACAGGTCTCGTTCCTGAAAACGAGTGTCTGTAGGTTTCCATGTAAGCTCTTTCTCAACTTCGAGATCATGTTCTAGTTGTGGAGCAAGTAAACCATCATACATAGCCACCTTTCGGGGGTACCGAGCTGGCCATACAAATGGTTTATAGTTCCTCTCACGTAATTTATTATATACAGTGAAGGTAGTTTGAGGGGTTCCGAGGAACATAGTCCTCGCATCAGGCTTGGGAGTAAGAATAGACTCACATTCAGTAACAAGTTGTAGTAGTTTTTCTCTCTGCAGCTCGGTCATGGAGTTATTCGGCACCTCAACGTCATCTAAAACCATTAAATCAGCTCTAGATCCTGTTAACTGCCCTGTTATACCCACTGACTTAACAGAAGGTGCTTGGTGTGGACGTGCTGGGCCGACATCAAACGATACTCGGCTCCATCTTTGGTCATCATTCTTAGGTCTTAAGTGGGATAACCACGGCACCTCTAGGATTAATCTTTGACAGAAGATCGAAAATGCATCAGCTCTATCCTTAGAAGCGGATACAACCATAATCTTCTTATCTGTATCATTAAAAAGTGTCCATAATACGAACGCTGCAGTGATCCAGCTCTTACCCACACCCCGAAACGCCTGTATTTGTAGACGCTTCGGACCTTTTTGGATAAATTCTGCGATACACAACTGTGCTCTAGTAGGTTCTGGTAATTCTAAATGCGTCCAAATGGCAGTTAAAAAGAACCTAAAGTCACTTTTCAGTTGTTGTTCTATTGAATCCATTGTAATATTAGATCTTCTCTAAAGGGGTCTGGTGGGAAATTATCCCTAAACCATTTTAACCAGTGTTCGCTTCCTTTACTTTGATTACATTGTCTACAGGCAGGAACACAGTTACTAGCATTGTTATGACCTCCACCGCTTCGGGGATGCACATGGTCAATGGTAAGATTGTGTTCATAATGTCTTTGTCCACAGTAAATACATTCATAATTGTTTGCCTCTTTAATAGCTTTTCTCCAGAGTCGTTTTGCATCCGATGAAGTCATAGCTAATAGATAGTAATTGTAGTGTTGATAAGTTGGAAGCACTGGTGTCATTTTTTACCGCGATTACGTGCTCGATTTTTTGAAGCGTTCTCTCGTACTAAAGTACCTCGTTTAGTATGTGAGAAGTCCTTACCTCCCTTACCATACTGTCCAGCTTTACGCCTAGCACGGTTAAGTTCAGCTCGGTATAACTTATTGATCTTGAGCTTATTTCGTCCCCTCTGTGCAGCGTTTTTCTTTGCACGTGACAGAGGATTCTTACGGTAATTCCTAGCGCTTTTTTTAAGTTTTGAAACTGGGAGTTTTTTAGGAGCCATTAACGTTGTACCGCCTTTTGTACTGCATCAAAATCAACCTTTGGCATTAGATCAGCTAGCTTTCCTAAAGGAGAACTATCAAAAGCAATGCCTGTGATATCATTCTTAGCTAGCCAATCGCAGGCCGCTTTCAGGTCAGCTGTAGTAGCTTCACCTGTTTGTATTCTGCTCAAAAACTCCTCAGTAACGATCTTGTGAAGTTTATTAAACTGATCTTCACTAGCTCGTGTTGGAATTTTTGTCACTTTCATTTACTTAGTTCCAGGGAACAGTGCTTGTTTAATTGCAGCAACAGCTTGGTCATCTAGTGTGTTTTCAGTAGATGAGACTAGTCCTTCGAGCAAGTCAATAATAAGTTGCTTGACTGCTGTGGACTTAATAAAAGCGAATAAAACTGGTCTTAATACGATCATCATTGGTTTAAAGTGGTTAAGGTTTTCTGTCTAGGGTACTACGAGTTGATTTTTCGGCGAACTTGCCTGATTTGGGCTCAGGAGCAGGTTCGGGTTTAATGGTTTGAACTTCTTTGGACACTTTAGTCTTTTCTTCTGCCATGGGAATCTAAACTCCTCTATAGGTTTACATTGTTTTTCTAATTCCTTTTTTACTTCAGCTTTAAAAGCTACGATAGGAACTACATCACTACATATGTGGTATACACGAGAACCGGGTACGATCATAAAACCTTTCTGCTGGAGTGATGCACACTCCTTAACT